GTGAGATATCAAACAACGTATTTGCATACAACTTATGGGCTTTCATTTAGTATTACTGAAGAAGCAATGAGAGATAATCTATATGCTTCTCAGTTTCCACAACATTTAGTAGCTCTTAGAAATTCACTCAGAGCTGCCAAAGCACAAGCTGCTGCTAACGTATTTAATTTAGGAGCTACTACTCAGTTAACAGCTGACGGTGTACCGTTCTTTTCGGCTAACCACCCTCTTGATAACGGAGCAGACGTTTCTAATTTAAGCAACGTAGCACTTAGTGAAGTTGGTATTCAGAATGCTATTATAGGTATTCAGCAATTTAAGCAGTTAAGTGGGATTCTAACTAATACAATGCCTAAAAAGTTACTGGTAGGTCCTGCTAATCAGTTTGCTGCCAGTATTATATTAGGTAGTCAGTTTAGAACTTCTGTCGGTAGTGGTGGAAATGGACAAGGAACAAACTATGCAGGTGTTAATGATATTAATGCTATATATCACGATAGTTATTTACCTGGAGGTTATGTTGTCAATAACTATATAACCTCACCAAGTTTCTCAGCTATTGTTACCGATGCTGAAAGAGGTCTTATACATTATGAACGCGATAAGTTAGAACCTTGGAGCTGGGTAGATAATACTACAAGAGATATGTGGTTCGCTGCAAAAGAAAGATACTCTTTTGGTGTGACTAACTGGCGTTGTGCTTTTTGTCTTTCTGTATAAGAGGTAAATTATGCCAAACCATAGCAGAGCACTTGCTAATATTCTTCTAAAAAATGCTTCTAAAAACGCCCCTAAAAAAGGCGTTAAGAAGGAAGAAATTAGTAGAGAAATAAAAAAATCCGATAAGAAACAAAAATGACTATTTTTAGACAAGCAGTTAATATACCTACAGTAGCAAGTAGCACAGCTAATATTGGTACATATGCAAACGTAGCAGGAGCACAAAAATTAATATTAAATGGATCTCTTGTAGGTATTACAGGGCAGGTTTCGTTTATTAATATGGGTTATGCATCTGGACTTAGGGTTACTAGCGGGTCAAATATAAGCGGAGTTACTTTTATTATAGTAGGCACTTATAATGGATTAATAGTTCAAGAAAGCCTAGTCGGTCCAAATGCTAATACTGTTTATACTAATAATTTATTTCATACGATTATTAGTATATCTGTTAACGGTGCTATTGCTAACGCCTTTACAATAGGGTCAAATTATAATATTGCAGTTGTGTTAACAGACGGCAATAGTAGAATGGGTGATTCACATGCTAATTATACTTATAGTATATTACTTAACTCTATTACGGCAGGCGGACAGTGGGCAGCAGGCAGTGCTATAATATATGGAGTTTCTAACACTGCTCCAACCTTACTACAAGCAACAAATCTAACTTATGCAAACAGAGCCAGTAATTATTTTGCACTGCCGGTAACTGGAGCAGCATTAGCAGCAATTACTCAAGCGCAATTAAATAACGGTATCCTTACACAAACAACTTACCCTTATGCTGCGGTAATTGTTTATTTAGCCGCAGGAATCAACACCACTCCTGTTTATATCGAAATTACGCAGAGTTAAAAAAGATGAAAAAAGATTGGATAAAAAACGCAACTAAAAACAAAGGAGCATTGCATAAAGCACTTGGAGTTGCATCTGATAAAAAGATTTCGGAGAAAAAGCTAGATAAAGCAGTTCATTCAAAAAATCCTAAAATCTGCAAAGAAGCAAATCTTGCAAAAACCTTAAGAAGCTTTAGAACTAGAGGTAAATAATGGCTTTAGTATCAGGTACATATAATTTTCAATCTTTACCGAATGACGATTTAATTCTAGATTGTTTTGAGAGAATAGGTTTTGCCGGTGATCAATTGGTACCAGTACAGATTAACTCGGCAAAAAGAAGCTTAAATTTGTTGTTACTTGATTGGATTAACAAAAGTATTAATTTATGGACTATTAATAAATTGTATTTGTCATTGAATACAGGACAAGGTACTTATGTTTTAGATAAAACCATAACTGATGTACTTGAAGTATTACAACGCCAGTTTACCCGTCAATTAAACGGAACAGCGCAATCTAATGATAATAACTATGACGGTTTAGGCGGCGGTGATCCTGAATTACCTTTTGAAAATGCCTTAAATGATGGTTGTCAACAAGATGTTATAGATGGCAATATATCATATGATTATGGAGTCAACGCAAGCAATACACAAATAGATTTCATAGGTATAAGTTCTAATACACAAACCTTATATACGTTAGTATTTGAAAGTTCAAACGATACAGTTACATGGACAAATGTATTAACTATTCCACCACAAATATTTGAAAGCGATGTTGTAGTTTGGTTTGATATAGTAAAGCCGGTTTTGGCTAGATATTATAGGATTAGAGAAACTGGAGGTACAACTCTAAGTATTCAAAAACTATATTTTACCAATAATGTAATTGATTTAAAAATGAGTCCTGTAAGCAGAGATACATATTTATCGTTTTCTCAAAAATTTCTACAAGCAGCTCCAACAACTTATTACTTTGAAAAAACTTTAATTCCCAAATTAAATATATGGCCAACTCCTACTAGTAATTATCAAGTTTTGCAATATTCCTTCATACAAACTATGTACGATGCAGGTACATTTTATAATACTGCTTCAGTACCTGCAAAAATGTATCCGGCACTAGCTTGCGGTCTTAGTTGGATGCTTGCGGTAAAATACAAGCCCGAACTTGCCGATAGTCTTAAAGCTCAGTATGAAGAGACGTTTTTTGCTGCAACTAGCAGAGATAGTGAGAATGTTGATTTGACTATTAACTATGATATAGGAGGGTATTATGAGAATTGAGAAACGTAAGTATCAATGCGATCGCTCAGGTGAGATGTCTATAAAATTACATAAGCAATATGAATGGGCAGGAGATGGTAAAGTATGGACAGGATTATTTATAAAAGCGAAGTATCTTGATAAACCTCAAGAACAACTTAGGACTCCTCTTATAAAAGCTGATCCTAAACCGTTACCGAATCCAAGACCTCCTGCTTTAGGTGCTTTTATAAATCCAAATGCGCCTGTTACAAATTGGGAGCCGATTGATTAATTTTATAAGTTATATATGGATATAAATACAATTAGAGTATTATCACTTGATGGAGGAGGAGTTAGAGGTGTCATAACATCTACATTATTAAATCTTTTTTGCAATTTGGCAGGAATACCGGGAAATCAGATATATAAATATTTTGATATTATTGCCGGTACTTCTATAGGCGGTATTCAAGCATTAGCATACGCTAAAGGTTTAACACCTTCTTATGTACAGAATATGTTAATAACAAATGCAGCAAGTATTTTTAATTGTACTTATCCAATTCCTGGAGGAGGACAAGCAAGTTATGGAACTTGGACAGGTTATCTATCGGGTATTTATAGTTCTTTATATTCACAACCACCGTTAGCTAATTTAATTAATAGTACTTTTGGAGAAGATACTATTAATGATTATCAAACAAATGTATTAGTTCCTGCCTTTCAACGTTCAAATATTATTAAAACAACTAATGTTCCGGTGTATTTTTCTAATGTCTCAAGTACAATTGTTCCTTATTTATCCGGTCAAACTGAATTATCGGCTAATGTTGCACTAGCTACAAGCGCGGCTCCTGTTTATTTTCCTCCGGCAGTATTTAATGGTTGTACTTATGTTGATGGTGGAGTTTTCTTAAATAATCCGTCTGCTTTAGCTTTATCGATACAAAGAGCAATAAGGCCGACTATTAATCGTTTTTGTATTCTTTCTGTTGGTACGGGGCTTGGTAGTATTGGTTATATTCCCGGTGAAACTAGATTAAAAGGAATTACCGATAACTTAAATACAATTAAAATGGTGATGGATGTTTCTATGGCTATTCCTCCTGAAGGGGTATCAGTAGAACAGCAAATAATCGCTAATTATACAGTTGGGAATTTTTATTATTGCAGGATGCAATATCCAATTGATTTAAGTCAAGAGCCGGATAGTTCTTTAGATAATTCCGATCCTGCATTTATTCAATATATGCAAGATTCGGCTACTTCATATTTTAATAATAACTTAAATAATATTAGTAATTTTATAGGGCATTTACTAGCATGATAAATGATGTTTTGTATAACTTTATATCCCCCATTACAGGAAGGTTACCTCTTATTAATGATTATATATTAGTTGGTGGAAACGATAACTTTTCTATTCCATCACCAAAATTAATCGACATACAGCTTGATATTATTGATATTAGACATGATTACGATAATTTGGCAGCATCTAATTTTATAATTGGTTTTCCTAATAACAATTTATCTAAAGCTCAAGTTTTAAGTAGTTTAGATAATGGTTTTATGTTTAACACTGATGGTGTGGTTAGCACTAAAAGCGGTATGCCTCTTCCTAGTTTAGAGTATGAGAAGATATGGATTGGGGATGAAAATAATA